ATCAGATACTTCGGCATTTTCAATTTTTTTCCTATATTCAGGCCATTGCTTAAATGCTTCTTCGTCTGTCATTAATCTAGCTACGATAATAGAAGCTGCGTCTCTGCAAAAAGGATCTCTAGCGTTTGGATCAATATAAACATCTAATGGATACAGTGCCTTTAGTATAACTTCGCCATTACCCATATCTGCATTTGGATCTTGATATGCCTGTAGAACTCCCATCCCACCGACATAGTAATCGTCAATCATTCTCTTAAGCTCTACTTCAGCTGCGCTAATATCAAACATCCATTGAAACAATGACGAGAAGACATCCGCGACCTTGCGGTCGCTATCCTCTCTAGCTGTAGCTCTAAATTCGGGCTTACGAGATGTAAGCATAGCCTTAGCTGTCTCTACTGCTGGGTGAATACGATTAACTACAATAGGAGTTTGACCACGCTTCTTTAATTCATTTACCTGGTTGGCATTCCATTGAACTCCATTTCTAAATTCTTCTGCCTCTCTAAACTTAGTCGCCCACTCATTACGCATATTCATATAATGCTCAAGAAGCTCTAGTGATTTAACAACCTCAGGATGAACAGTCTTGTCATTTGGAACAGTACCCTCCTTATAACCAAGCATGTCCTTCATCTTTCCAGACATAAGGATTGATTGTTTTTTCTGGTTATAACTAGCAGGCATTACTTAATCTCATTAAACGACAATAATGCGAACAAAGTTCCAAAAGTCTCGAGTATTTCTTTAAGTGTATTATAAAACTGCCCAATCAAAATGCTGTAATGGCTGATTAGCTTCGGGTTTTACTATATCTTCCGTACTTCTTACATATGGTTTATATAGGTTTAACATAGCATAATATAACCCATCAAGTAAATCATCATGTTTACCTCTTGGATACATTAAAAGCTCACCTCTCAACTCCTCCATCCCGTTCTTTAGAAAAACTTGCTTATTATAAAAATAAGGTTCCATTGTTTCTAATCGAACAGATTTATGAGTACGAGGGTTTATCTTCTTCTCAAGACCTGCAATATACCTGTCTTGATTACGAAGGTAATCTCTGAGCATCTCCTGATAACCAACACTTTCTATATGTGTTCGTTTAGGATTATACTTCTTATGCTGAGTTAATATTGCCTCTGCTAAGGCCATTGGCTTGGCATGTCTTCGGTAATACGGAAGTACATATCTATTATTATCCGCGTCTACTGCTATTGCAACTATTGTGGAATAGTCTGCAGTTTGTTTCGTTGATGAAGCTGGGTCCACTCCCATAAATACATATACAGGAACTCTTTTAGGTTTCTTATATTTGACGCCATTTATCTCACGAATGTTAAGTATGTGGTATTCTTCGTCACCTTCTGTTAGTTCACCGTCCCACCATTGAATATATTCTTCTTTAAATAATTGATCCTCATCACCCACAACCTCACATTGATACTCTCGGTAGAATACTGATAAACGATTAATGGATTCAAGCTCCTCCTTCTTTTGATTTAATGCCTTGACATCCCATTGCTCAGGCCATAAAGCTCGTTTACCATCATCTGACAGTGCTTTATATTTAAATGTTTTCCACCCCTTCATAGAGGCAAGTGTCTCTATCATGCAGGTTTCATGCTGTGGAGTACCAATCACAACAATTCTTCCTCTTTTTGCATCAAGTGAAGGCTCACAACCTTGTAATAACCATCTGAGGTTATATTCCATCGCTTCTTTTGTTTTGGTATTATTTTCATCTTCTGGGTCATCTAATATAAAAAGAGTAGGACGTTGATTTCCATGCTTTAATCCACGAACCTGCTGTCCCGTACCCTTACATACAATAATTGTATTATCTTTCAGTACAACACGATCCTTTGTCCAAACCTTTGCTGAATGCTGCCCATAGTATCCAAAGATAGAACGAAGTTCTAAAGAATAGTCAAGAACATCTTTTATTGATTGTAATAGATCTATAGCATGTCCTTGAGTTTTACTACACAAAACAATAAACTTAGGTCCTGTATCAAAAAATATATGATGAACAGGGAAAACACAAGCAGCTATGGAACTCTTTGCATGACCACGCGGTGCAATAATATTTAATTTAGTTACTTTCTCATTTAAGAAAGACTTCGCCATTGTCTTATGAAATGGTGGAGATGGTACAGTAAACATGTTAGGCATAGTAACCTTACCAAATCGAAGCATATCTTTCGACATTGCATTGATTATATCATTACGAACTCTTTTTTTACTGCCGCTAGCTTCTAGCATATATTCTTTTTCTTGGTAATAACATCCATTTATCTACATTTGACTTAATAGAAACTGTTTTGTTTATATTTCTATAGAGCGTTGAGATATTAATATAGACTATTGGGTGTACTTTTCTCATTTCTTAAGTTTTGGCGTAACATCTTGCACAGGATCTAATGCCATTGCATCCTGAATTCGCTCCAACGAACTCAATTCTGTATCAAAAGTGTCTTTTCCCTCATTTTTAGCATCCATCTTTAAAATTTTTACAAAATTTTCTGCTGCTCTAAGCATATTAGAGGCATCATTCTTCTCTTTTGCAACCATATGTGCATCACTGATCATATCAACGACCGTTCCCTCGTCAATTCCCTTCTCAGTAAAGACTTCTCGTAGCTCTTTATCTATCATTTCTTTCACATACTCCTTTTTTAGTAGTGCCCGTGCTTTTATCTCATGATTCTTCTTATCTCCGAATACTTTCCCCAGTATTGTATAATCGATAGTCCCATTCAGGAGTTGAGAAACATAAACTTTAACAAAATCTTTATACTTTTTCTTGCCCTTATAAGTTTCCCATGGTTGTTTCGCAGATGTCATAGTATAACTCTCTGAATCTCTGCGAGGTTCGTACTCACAACTACCATACTTAGTAGACGGAGTATACCAAAATTGTCCAAATGAGAAGACTATGTTGTCTTTCTCCTTATATTGTCGTTTATCTGTACATTCTCCGACCCATCCGTCGTCTGTGAGTCCCCATTGCCCTGGTTCCACGGCACGCCAATCGACGAACTGTATGTCCCGCTCTGCTGCTTCGTCTCTTCTGTAGACTTTGTACTCTCGTTCGATGTATTCTCTTCGCTCACCCTTTTTTAACCTTCCGTTTTTTAGGTGTTTTCTTCTTATTATATCCACTACTGGACTTCTTCGTAGTCTTTCGGTACTTCATACGGCTTTTCTATCTTATCTAAATCGTTATAAAATGAGTTATCGTCATAATCACCATCAGTGGCAATCACGTCCATTGAGAAATAATTGAGAGGTGGAGCCAGCTCAGAGGTCTTGGCTGGCTCCGTTTGAGGTTCATGTAGAATGGGCTTTCTACTGAGGAAATTCTTCAGTACTCTAAACAAGACTACCAGTACTAAGTCTTAAATGCCCTAGCATTTAAGACTACTTATGCAATAAGTACTTAGTACTATAAGAGTATTAGTACTATTAGTCACTCATCACCTTGTTTCGAGTAAATATTGTTAATTTTTAATAATGGGTCATCAAGTCTCTTTGGAGACTTTACCCACTTTCTATATGCTTTTAATGTGTTCATCAATTTACGCCTTGCGTTACTGGATCGCTTCCTCCGATGGTGTTTACTTACTGGCATATTGTAAAATTACTACAACCAAATACAAAAGAGTATTAATAGCCATTGCTATTGAGATGATCCATGCAGGGGCTGTAATAGGGTTCTTGTCACTTGGAGCTTTAACGTAGATCGGCTCGACATTGTTCCAACTGACCGTTCTCTCCGATTTAACATTTGAAGCCATAATCTAAAGTTAAACTTTAAATAGGGTATTTTCAAAATAGAATTTCTAAAATTTTATTTAGAATGTGCGTACATGATATATACTCATCCTACCCCCGTCAATACATTGGTTGCACCCACTCTTTTCCGTTGAAAATCGGTGTTGTGTAACATCATTAAGATCGGGGTCAATGCCTTGACGGCTGTAGTCTGTGCCCCCGTAAAGACAGTCATCAACAAGATGGCACTCACTCAACCCGCAGTTATAACTGCAGAAAGTAGGTTAAACATATGTTTACATTAATTATCAGATTCATTGAGATAGTAGTAGGTCATAAGAATGCTAAAGACTATCAAGTGGTAGAGGTTTCCAATGAAGACCTTGCCAGTGACCTCAATGAATCTATTCAGTCTATCAATAATTCAGATAAAGCCGAAATTATCATACCTGCCAAACATGTTGCAGAACACTATGATGATTGTCATTCCACATTAAGTGAATTGAAAGCTTTATCTAAATTACAGGCCGAATTAGTTGAATTCAAAGGCAATATTTCAGAGATGGAGTTCGAAGACACAGGTGATGTGAAATTGACTCTGTATCGTGCTCCACAGTTCGGTATTACCTTGGACGCT